TTAAAGATGATTTTTTACACTCATTTAATCCAACAACAGATGATGGATGTCCCCCAAACGAACTTGAAACTGAATGCGTAACTGGTGATAGTGCTTCGGCAGGAAGTCCTTATTTCAAAGACGAAAATGAACTTAAACCTTGGACTGGAGTTGGCACACCACAAGCAAACAAAGCCGATTTGCCCCAATCAGGGATACAGTTCCTTACTAGGTCGGGTCACACTTTTGGTATGGATGATTCTGTAGAGGAACCAACAGGTGTTCCAGAATGGGAAACAAGTATAGAAGATTTTGATTTTGGTTGTACAGATAAGTTTACAGGGAAGGCTTTTTGGATAAGTGCTACTGGTCATCGTATTGAGATGAGTGATAAAGAAGAAGCCACGAATGTAAGAGGAGAAGATAACTACATAAAAATACTCAGTGCTTCTGGAAATAAAATAGAATTAAATGACCAAAGTACAGATGAAGAAACGGCAGGGGCTAAAAGAGGGATAACCATTCAGTCTACTAGTAATCATACTATTGAGATGCTGGATGAAGAAAATGTTCAAAGTTCTCCAGCGAGAAAAGAAGGAGGACAACCAGAAGCCAAAGCTAAAAAAGCTTTTGTAAGAATAAGAAGTGGATATGGGTTGGAAATCATGATGAGTGATACAAATACCCAAGAAGAGACCGCCGACCAATATATACAAATTTTTTCTCCTCAAAAAGATAATGCCGAACGTGGCCCGCATCAAATGAGATTTCAAGAAGCAGCAGAGGGTCCGGGTCAGGTATTTCTCAGAGTAGGTGGAGATTATTTTTGTTCTACACATGATGGCCATACAACAATTGTTGGTGATGAAGAAAATAATCCGTCAGATATGTTTGTAAATGTAAGTAATAATACAGTACATAATTCTGCTCAGTTTTATTATAACGTGGCAGATATGCACATGTTGTGGTCCAAACGAGTTATGTTCTTATTAGCTGGAGAGGATTATGACAATGATGGTGAGTTGGGTCCGGGCGTATTCCCTGTATTATGTCAAGCTCCATGGGGAGTTGTGACTAGCGACAGAGTTTTTGTTTCTGCTTCTCAAGATGCAGCTTGTACGTCCATATATAGTTTGATGCCGTTTCATCAGTGTGATAGTGGAGATGCATAATGGAAATATTTGGATTACCATATCCTATACAAAAAGACCCAAGAGGACTCTTATATCCCCAAAGGGGAGTATCACAAATAAGGTCAGATTTATTGGTTTTATTACTTACTAATCCCGGTGAAAGAGTCATGTTACCAGAATTTGGGACTCCGCTGAGAACCTTGATGTTTGAACAAAATGATGGGACTATTGAAACTCAAGCAAGAGAAATGATAATTAATTCAATAAAACTATGGGAACCAAGAATCGTAGTTAGTGCCATAGATGTTTCCTCAGATATTGATGAAAATGATTTAAATGCTCAAGACACCCAAACGCAAAAAGAACATATATTAAGTATAAAAATTATGTTCTTTGACCCTGAAAATATTAAAGAAGTTCAGAAATTAAAATTGAATGTACCATTAGATGCTGGTTTATAGGATAAATAAAATATGCCTACTTTAAATACAATACCGACGCCATACGAAGAATCTGGAATAGTTAAGAAACCTAACGTATTAAGTCTTAATTATACCAATCAAGATTTCTGGTCTATGAAAACTAGATTAGTTCAATTTATTAATGAACGATTTGGACCTGATGGAACAGTTTTGCCAAATACTTTCAATGATTTAGTCGAATCATCTGTTGCGATAATGCAAATAGAAAACTGGGCATTTTTAGCCGATACTCTTTCATTTAAAATAGACCAAATTGTAAACGAAATCTTCATAGACACAGTAACAGAAATAGATAACGCATTTAGATTATCTAAATTAGTAGGCTTCCAACCACAACCACCTATTTCAGCAAGGTCAATGTGGGTTGCCACTATGAATAATCCATTATTGACGGATATTTCAATTAATACTCCAATTGCTGTAGATGTTGTGTCGGATGATGCGGCAATAACAATAGAATTATTCCAAGCAGATATTTTCAGAAATCCATTGTTTGATTCTCCAATCGTAATTCCCGCTGGAAGTGTTACTAATACTAGTATTATAGGATTAGAAGGAAAAACAAGGGTAGATGAATTAGATGGAGATGGCTCAGTAGGTCAAACTTATCAATTAGAAGGATTTCCTGTTATTTATGATTCTGTTCGTGTAACCGTTGATGGGGTATTATGGGAGCAAGTGACTTATTTTACAGATTCTAATCCAAGACGTGAATATAGAATAGAATTTGATTCTAATTGGAATTGCTTTTTGATTTTTGGTAACAATAGGGCTGGTGTTATCCCTTCAGCAAGTTCTCAAATACGAACAACATATAGAATAGGCGGTGGAACAGTTGGCAATATCGTAACTGGATTTGTCCAAACGCAAACACAAGTAACTGTTCCGGGGTTAGGATATGCTGTTCCTATTGATTTGAGAAACTATACAAGAGGAGAATTTGGATATAACGGAGATACTATTGAAGATATAAGACTTAAACTTCCGTTGTGGTTGCGAACGCAAGATAGAGCCGTATCTGGAGAGGATTATAAGATATTAGCAGACCAATTTGTAACCACATATCATGGGCAAATCGGAAAATCTACAGCGGCACTAAGAAATCATGGGTGTTCAGGAAACATAATAGATTTGTATGTTTTAGCAAAAGATGGAACAAATGGTTTACAAGAAGCAGGGAATGAATTAAAAGTAGACCTAAATGAAGAACTTGTTGATAAAAAGATGTTCACTGATTTTGTTTGTATTAAAGATGGAACTATTGTTGAAATAGACATACAAGTTGATGTAACCATGAATAAATTCTACAAGAAGAATGAAGCAGAATTTAGAACACAAATAGAAAATAAAGTTAATGAATTTTTCGAATTAAATAATTGGGAGTATGGAAAAACATTACGAGATACTGATTTAATAAGAAGTCTATCAGATATAAAAGAAATAATGACTATAGACATTAATTTTGTAAAATTATCTGGAGATGATGGGACAACAATAACTACTAGATTCTTTGAAATTATACGTCCAGATGAAACAGACGTGTCATTCATATACTCATAAGGAATGGAGTGAGTAAAAAAATAGACGAAAATCCGACAATTGCCGATGATGTTCTGCTTGAGTTTCAAACTCCAGATGCAGACGGGTGTTTATTAGCCAATCCGTATCGTATTGATACAGTAACCATATACTATATTGAAAGAAATTTTTCAGGTAGTAATTTTGGAAGATTGGTTGAAGAAATTCCTGATGTTGATTTGCAAGCTGATTTGGCCTTAGCTATAGAAATTGCTTGTGATGACCCCACAGAAGCTAATTTGGCAAATGTTACTTTTATTCGAAATGAATTAGAATTAAACACAAACAGAGAAATAACATTTTTTTCTGAAGCCAAGACTGTAAAACAAAACGGAAATAGTACGTCACCAGCATGGCTATCCACCGGAAATGAAGAAGATTATGAGGTAGAATTAGTTTCAGAAGATGCAGATGGTTTTACTCAATATGGTCATTTTCAATTGTTGTGGAATCCTCTTGGAATGAGGGCTGGAAATTATGTTATTCAATGGACATGGACGCCCTTTGCCTCTTCATTAGATGATAAGATATCTAATTATATTTCTTTTTCTTTAGGTGGTTCTACCCAACTAACAACAAGTATTCCTACGCACTTCACGGACCCAGAAAAATATTCAACATTACTTGAGCGATATAGGGCAGAAATGTTCAAAATGACATTAAGTGATATAGATTTAAGTCCATGGGTTCTTTTAGGTATGGATGAATCTGTCGGCGATGGATTTAAATTCCTTGAAGATTTGGCTAATCAAACAATTGATTTATTAGATGCCAATGCAGTGTCCGAAAATTTCCTTTCTGTGTTAGGTGATACATTTAGTTTACAATTAAGGTCAGAAGACCCGACATTATGGAGAAGACAGATTAAAAGAGCAGTTCCTTTGTTTAAACAAAAAGGAACATTAAAAGGTCTAAATTCGGCATTAGCACAGGCTAATATTGTCCTTAAGAAACTTACAATATATTGGCAAGTAATTTCAAGTTACACTTATCAAGAACATTTTGATGTGACAGAAGATTATGAAACAGAATTTAATTTGACAAGAACTGCTTTGATTCCTGTTGATTCTAATTTTGAAATGTATTACAGAGCCGTAGACAGTGAAACTTGGACTGAATTAGTGGTAGCTAATCATGGAACTTTTACTGCATCTACTGTGACATGGACAGGTGCAACAGCCCCTTCGCCTTTAGCTTTAATGACGGGCGATTCAATAAGAGTAATTTATAAAACTAAAGAAATACCCAATGCCACAGAACAGACTCTTGAAACATACATAAGGTCTCTTCAGCTATCTGACCAACGTGATGAAAGAGACCAACTTTATCCCCCCAAGAACTGGAATGTTCGTCTTATTGAAGAAGACGACGCATTATTTGAAGATATTATTGAAGAACGAAATCCTTATTTCGACCAGCTTGTATATGGAAATATAAGAACTGAATTCCCATATTCTGAAAACATATACAATATGGAAGAATATAATGGTAGCAAAAGAGAATCCAAAAATCCTTGTGATATAGACAAAGAATTTTTAGACCCTTGTTCTGGAGGAATAAGCAGTAAATTTAGTGTAGATATAGAAATAGAAAACATGTCGAATGAAAGAGTTCTTGAGGCTCAAGAAATTATAACAGAATTCAAACCATTCCACGCCATATTACATTCAATTAACTTATTGGGAAGTTTGAACGAATTCATAGAACCTCCTATTGAACAAATCACAACTTTAATTCAAGTAGACCGAACGGATGTAACATTAGTAGACCCAGTTCAAACTATATTTAATAGAAGTATGAAACCTTCTACTTATGAATCTATTTTGAGAGATACACTTGCTACTTCTTCAACTGTGGTATCAGGAGTAACAGATGTTGGTAATAGTACAGATATTGTATTATTTGCTCCTAATGTTTTGCTAAACTCATACACTCCAGATTTAGATGATGATACCTTGACTCGATTGAGAGTCTTGGCTCCATCTGTCAATGCAGGCACTTATTCAATAGATAATCCCACAAATCATATTGCAACAATTTCAGGTGCTTTACCGCCTGAACCGTTGAACACATCTTCGTTCACTTTCCGATTATCGAATGAAATACTTAGACAAGATATAGCTGTCACTACTATAACTCAATCTGACGTATTTTCATTTAGTGATTCTTCTGTAGACTTTGTTGCATTAGGTGTTCAGACCGAACGTGACGTTTTAGAAGGGTTTGCTACTAATCCATATACAATAAACATCCCAGCTTATACTGGACCATTTGATATAGAACAAATTTTGCCTGATGGGTCTCTTGTTTTAGAAACAGATGGTACGTTGCCTACCGTAAATACGACAGGGATTGCATACACGCTATTAGATGGTGATGGAGCCATTGTTGCCACAAGCGTTAGTGGAGTATTAGAAGTAAAACGTCGTGCTATTGTGGAATTAGTAGGAGGCGCAGTTCTTGTCAGAGGAAATGCCACAACAATAGACGATGTGAGAAATTATATTTCTATAGACAATTACGCAATATATTCTGGTGATGAATATTTCATAAGTGGCTTCGTAGAGAATGAAACATTAAGTTTTTATATTGATGATTATTCAGGTGGTGATGTAGGTGGGGCTGATGTGATAGTAGAAGATAGAGTAATTGAAAATGAAACCGGATATTTCAACTACAGTGGTCTGACACTTACTACAGCAGTAGATTATGAAACAACATTAGATATTCAGAATGGTGATAACCCTCCTGCTATACCAGTTGATGGGGACGTTTTCAAAGAAAACTTCTTAATTATTATTGGTAGTGATTATTATGGAATTTCTGATATAGATGGTGTGACGATAACTCTAAGTGGTCAACCACAAAGTTGGCCAACAACAGGAACCCCGGTTACGTTTGATATTTTAAAATTTGAAAAAAATGAATTTTCTATTACAGAAAGAATTTACCCACCACAACCGGGATATGATTTTGATTCCATAGATAGAAGAGGACAGGAAATAATTGAATATGAAATAGATACAGCTACACCTGTACCTATTATGGCGTTAAGTGCCCCCGGCGAAGACCAAACTGTGCAACAAGAAAGTATTAATTTCGTAGTTGAGTGGCAAGATGAAGGAAAATAATGAAAATAGATAAAATAAAACCCAAAGGTCAAATAGAGATTATTATAGAAAACACTAATGGTGATGTAGAAACCAAAGTGTTTAACAATACTGTATTGGCAAATGGACGAAACGCATTGGCTAATTGTTTGGCGAATCAAATCGGTGATAGTTTTACTTTTTATATAGATAGAATGTTATATGGTAGCAACGGAGTTGATTCTGGTGTGCCTAAATTTGTGAGTACTAGTAGAACTGGATTATTTGGAGCAACAGTAGCTAACAAGCCAGTTATAGCAACAATTGACCCAACAATAACTTCTCAAGTAACATTTACATCTGTTTTATCATTTGATGATGCGAATACTACGTTGAACGAGATAGCATTGCGAATGAATAATGAAGATTTATACAGTATGGCGACATTCCCAGATTTAAACAAAACAAATAGCGTACAAATTACATTCAATTGGCGGATTTCTTTTGTTTAAGAGATATATATAAGATAGAAAAATGCCAAATATTTCATTAATACCGGAAGTTCTATATGACCCGCTGCAACCATATCAGTGGATATATGATAATCTGCCTTTAGAAAATATCCTCCTTAGACAGGAACTTATCAATACGGCAGTTGATATTAACACTAACATTCTTGTTGATAGTATCGGCACAGCCGGAACATTATCTAATAGGTTAAACCAATCTCTGGAAGATAGTGGTTATTTGAAAATTTCGGCAATAGATGTTTCTGACCATAATATTGCTTTCCATGCAGATGGAGTCAGAACATTAACAGCATCAGATATTTCTCTTATAGACCCGCTCGACGTTTACCAATTACCAAGTATTGTTCCTTTTGTAAGGATGTTAGAAGCAGAAAGAGATAAATTACTTTTGGTTTCTGATGAAGCGACTTCATTACGTCTTCAACTTTTCACAGAAGATATATCTAATACAGTTTTGTTTGATGATGAAATTGTTGAATTAGTTGACACAGATACAATTTCATGGGAAATAGAAGAACCTAATAAAATTAAAGCAAGGATGACTTTTCCTTCTTCAGCAGCACATTCGCATAATTATAATTTAACTCCAGTTCACGCAAATATAGTAACGCCAGACTATATTAATTATAAGACTACTTCTGTTTCAACGGTGTACGTTGAAAATAGTTTAAGAGTTTATATAAATGGAGTCAGGCTAAATGAAGATGATTTAGTATATGTTCCTAGTGCTGCGGCCAGTCCTACTTTCACACAACTAAAGTTTACAGAGAACTTTTCCGCTGGAACTTTTGCCCTAAGCGGTGCTATTACAGCAGCCGATGTAATTAAAATTGACTTCGATATAAGCCTAGTTTAAATTTATTTTTTAAAATTGGTTTCTAAAATGATGGATAAAAAACACAAATTCGGTTTCATTGTGCTTTCCCCAGAACATAACATAGGCTTATTGCAATCTACCATGATGTCAATAAATCGTGAGTATAGAAAAGCTGATGTGTCATGTGTTGTGGGAGATACTGCAAAGAAAAAAGATATAGAAAATATGTCTAAGTTCTGTCAGGTATTTAAGGGAGGAGATACAATCACCTCCCTAATCAACATGGGGCTTGAAAATGGCTGGCCAGAGTGGAATATAATAGTTTTTGCTGGGACTCAAATAAAAAGAGTTCTCACGAAGAAGATTTTTTTATTCGCAACAAATGAGAAAGATGTCTTATTTCCTATTATCATAGATTATAACAGACGTGGTTATCCCACTCATATTTACAAAGATTTTCCAGAAGCAACATTGAATGGAATGACAATGCACAAAAGAACATTTGATAATGTTGGAAAATTTTCTGAAAACCCCATAAAAGTATCTAAGCAATTTTGGGGATTAGACGCCATAGATTATGGATGTCAATTTAAGGCTGTTCTTGGGGCTAAAGTAATTTAAACATCCCCATAGACAAAACTCCATTCATCTTTATCTTTATGAAGCCCTTCATCTACCTCTTTTAGATACTCAAACAGTGTTTCCCAATTAGGGAACATGAATTCGATGGGTATAAAGCCATAATACCAAACTGGTATGTAAGAAATATCATTTTGATTTGTTACTAATAACGCAGGTTTTTTCAAGTTATCTGCTACAACTATTTCGTGAACGGTCCCTGCTGTAGGGACTTTATATGGTAAATAAGAGATTGTGAAATCTTGTCTGTCTATTGTGCCCAAATCTTTCCTAACGAAATTTTTGGCAATTTCAGCTATTTTTTCATAATCTTTTGCGGCCTGTGCTTTTTGGATTTCTGGAACCCATTGTTGTTTAGGGTCGGTAAATGGGTCAAACACATTTATACCTAAATTTTTTAATAATTTGTTTTTAGGATAGTCTCTCCATCCAGCTTCTCCAAATTGAATTGGGCCACCTAAATAACAAGACTTACCTTTTAAATAACCTGTTTTTATACTCATATAATATAACATAAGAAAAAGGAGAATAAATGTCAAGTAAATTACAAGATAAAATACAAAATTTAATGAAAAATGATGTGGTAGAGAGACACAGCTATTTTCAGCTTAAATATTTTGTAATAGGCAAAGAACCTACTACACAAGCAAAATTATGGAGATGTATAAGAGAATTAGAATCACGTAACAAATCTTTACAAGCCATAGAGTTAGAGATTGAAGATACAAATGATGACATTGAACTACTACATATAGAGATAAAAGACCCGTTTGGAAACAACCCTGAACGTAATAAAAATAAAATACAAATACAAACAAGAAAAAACGAAAGAAAAACAAAAGCATTAGTTGAGAAGTTAAATAATTTAAAGAATAAAAAGAGATATATAGAAGAAGAAGCTTCTTTCTTCGTCCAAGCGTTTGAGTCTCTTGAAAAAATAGAAAAGATTAAACCTTTTGATGACCTAGATGCTCAAACAGAATATTGGAACAAAAAGTTAAAACATGAACTCAACCTTAAAATGATTTTACGGCAACCCTTAGATACAGAGCTTACAAAGATCATATTGGCATTAGATGATAAGATGCCGGTAAAACAGATGATGTGTGATATATTAGAGACATTAAGAGACCCGGACGCTAAAATACCCGAATTGGAGAATAAAGAAAAATAATGCCTACTAGAATTTCTAGTTTAGACGATGGATATGTAACAGGGCAGCTTTCTGTATTTCCAGAAGCTTTGGATGATAATGGAGATTTATACGAGGCCAAGAATAATGCCGAGTCTATTTTGACCCAAAGTTTAACATACAATGGAAGAAATGTTGTTGTAGAAGATGCAACAGGATTTCCTCAGACGGGGATTATTCGTTTGGGGCAAAGAACTAATTCATATCCTTCCCCAGAATTAATTTACTATGGCTCTAGAAGTGATAATGTATTCACAGACCTTATCCATGGTTTTGCAGGGTCAACTACAGGGGCTTGGCCAAGTCAATCAACTTATGTGTCAAACGCTGTAATGGCGGAACATCATAACGCTGTTAAAGATGCAATAATAAATATAGAGAACAATTTAGGGTTAGAAAGCTTTCCAGATGAAGATTCTTTACATGGTATTTTGGAAGCATTAGAAACAAAGTATCTTGCTCCGAAACCGGCTTATCGTGCCTATCCGTTAAAGGGCACACCGCCTTTGGAAGTTAGTTTTCATAGTGTTTCAGAAGGACATATTATAAGATATTTTTGGGACTTCGGAGATGGGACAAGTTCAACAGAAAGGAACCCTTTCCACACCTATTCGCAGGAGGGAATTTATACGGTTAGATTAAATACGATTACTTCTACTGGTTCTCAGGGTATATCCATTAAAAGTGGGTATATAACTGTTGACGAAAATGAAGTAATACCATTCGCTTACACAACAGCTACAACTGGAACTACAGCAGATACGTTTGTTTTTGTGGACCAAACTGATGGTGATATAGCTCAAAGACATTGGGTTTTCGGAGATGGTAATAATTCCACAATTACTGACCCTGATGTTCATACCACGACGCATAGCTATGACACAGCGGGACAATATACGCCAACATTAGTTGTTGTGTTTAGTGACCAAACATATAAACGTGCATTTTTAGAAACAATTACGGTGACATAATGACGATACCTACATCTAGTAATTTCCCAACAACATTTGATTCTGATAGCAATCTGTACGAAGTACATGATGCTCTAAGGGTTCGTCTAGCAGAAGATTATACTCCGGGTGATACGTCCATAACAATAGAAGGTGATGCCGATGTAATAGCAAAATTTCCATCCACTGGACTGATTACTCTTACAGAACAAATAAGTGATGTCGATGACCGAGCAATAAGTTTTTATTATGCTTCTAGAACTTCGACTACATTTGTTGGGTTAGAAATATTATCAGGATTTGATGATGATGTTGTAAAACCAGCCACGTTAACAAATGTAACACAAAATGTCATGGCATCTCACCATAATAACATTAAAGATGCTATTATCGCCATAGAAGAGTTTGTTGGGGTACAAGGAACTGTTGACGTAATGCCATTTGGGGATACTTTGACTGGAAGAATTAATTTTCTTCGTAATTTAGTTTTGACACCCAGAGCTTGGTTTACTGCTGATAAAACAGTTGGGCTTATTCCTTTAGAAGTAAATTTTTCAGACCAAACTTTTCGTTTAGGTGATGGTTCCGTTACTTTCTTATGGGATTTTGGGGACCAAAATCCATCATATATTTCATTTGCATCATTGAACACAATATCTGTTATTAGTTTTGTGCCAACAGACGAAGTAAACGTTCTGGTACAAGATGTAGATGGTGGAGATGTGACAAAAACTTATTCCACTCCCGGTGTTTATGATGTGACACTCACGGTAACAAATGAATATGGACAAGATGTAGTAGAATTTAAAAACTTTATAGAAGCAAGAATCGCTGCCCCATTGGAAGCTGATATAGAATTTGACGCAACCACTGTTCAGAATAGTTCACTTGGTGATACTACTCCTTTATTCGACAGATTAGCAACTGCTCCGGGTGGACCTTGGACTATACCACCAACAATACGTTCAAAAATAAACACTCTTGTATCAATGGAAGTGCCAACTGGAGAAAACCCATTAACACCGGGATATTCGTATGCGGGTGAGGAATTAAGTGGTGGGGTAGCCATAGACCCAATTGTTAGTTATACATGGTCACTTGGAGACGATTTAACACATTCTAATAGTATGGAAGCTAGAGCTTCATACGGAATCGGTGGTGTGTATGACATGAAGCTCAGAACAGATACAAGTTTTGGGTCATATAGAATTACAACATACGAAAATGTAATTGATATTATTGAAAATAGAAATCTTTGGTTGTTTACAAAAAGTGGAAATGATGTAAAAGCCAATGAGTTTGGGTTGATAAGCGAAACATTCAAAACAGCAACACAAACAATGACGGTTGCTCAGGATGATAGATTTTTGAATGGGACCGGAGAAGAGACAAGAGCAAAAAGAGAATTCAATAGGAATGTTCATTTTACGAATGTTAACACACTTTCTTCGGGCAGTAGTGGAGACGGGCTTGCAGTGTGGTCTAGCGGTGGAACTGCTGGTAGTGCATTAAGCACACAAACTGTAGAAGCTTTTAAGTACAATGGGTTCGATGATACATATACGGACCCAGTAATTTCTATAACAAGACCATGGAACTGGGTTTTCTTAAATTCTGGTAACCTCGCATACTTCTTGTTTGGCCCAGACCCAGTTGCCACTCCAAATACAAATTTAACAAACCAAGAAAAGACAACATTAAATATGTCAACGTTTGTTGATTCAAATGAAACATTAGGAGCTTCAAATTATTTAAATGGTTCTGATGAATTACAAGAAAATCCAACAGATAGTTATACAGCAGGAGAGCCAGATACGGGAAGATTCTCAGTATATCGTTCTGCATGGAAAGGGCAATCAGGTTATTTCTTAAGAAATGATGGTGTAGGAGAATTCTTTAGACTAAGAAGTTTTTATCAAACAAGTGGCACATTAACCGAACCTGTTTTGAATATGTCTAAATTACCAGATATGACTGGAACTACCAAATTAGAAGGCCAGTTAGTAGACATGAGTAATGGACTATTCTTCTTTAACAATAGTGGAAATATTTCTGCATATAATGATACTGCTGGTGTTTGGGAAACTGGGTCTTCTGCAACAACTAGTTTCAGAAACTTACAAGACTCAACTGTATCTGATTTTGACAATCCTGAAAACACTCTTTTGGCAACAAGTGACGGGGATAGAATAGCTTATCTCAGTTATGACTATAGTACTAATGCAATGATAAAATTCAATGGGATAGATTTGACATTTACTTTACTTAGTTCACGGCCTAACGGAGAACAATGGGCGATGGGAGTATATTAATATGGCAATAAGTTTTCCACCAATTCCAGTTTATCCAGTAGCAATAGATTCTGATTCTACATTATTCTTGGTATATAATACTTCTGAGACTCAATTATCAAGTAATAATCAACCATGGTCAGATGAAATATCAATAATCCCAGTTGGAGACAGTGAGCCAGAACAATGGGGGGAGAATGGTTTTGCTAATATATCTGGAGAATTGTTTTACTACGATGCGGTTTCTAAAAATGCCGCCGGAAAGATAAACAGTCTCAGAAGGTGTGCTAGAAATTTGTCTGGTTCTCAAACTCAATTCAATCCATCTGGAACTTGGGTGAGGGGGTTTGTTATAGCAGAACACCACAACCAATTAGTAGATGCTACTTTAAAATTAGAAAAATACATTGGAATAAATAGTTCAACAGATACAACCACCTTAGATTATAAAATAAGAAATTTATTATCTGTTCCAGATTACACAGATGACCATGGGTGTGCTGATGTGGTGTTTTCTTTTGTTATTGACGAAAACGCAAGCAATAGTTCTGTTGGAACGATAATTGTTTTTAAAGTAGTTATAACCGGAAGTTTTAATAGTTATGTATTAGATTTTGGTGATGGCAACACAACATCGGATTTAGAAGGGACTCATACATATGCCACAAATATTCCTCTTGAACCAGTTGTAATTGTTTCCAATGAAACGTGTGAGATTGTCCAAACTCCTTTCAATTTTGCCAACCCAAATGAGCCAATTACATCAGAAGATGAAAGATTTGAAATTCCAATACCAGAAGTACCCGAGTTCCCACCAATAACTATACCTGAAATTGATGTACCAGAAACAACACTGACATTACCTCAAATAGTTTTCCCGTGTTTAGATATTGCAATAAATCCTTTGAGTATTATTTTTGTTCCACCAAATCCAATACCAAGTGTAATTAGTTTTACTGAAATTGACATACCTTCTATCATTACTATAACTCCTCCAATACCTTCTATTATAACTCTTATTGATAGTCTATCTGACATTAGTCTTCTTGGGATATCTGACATTAGTCTTCTTGGGATATCTGATATTAGTCTTCTTGGGATATCTGATATTAGTCTTCTTGGGATATCTGATATTAGTCTTCTTGGGATATCTGATATTAGTCTTCTTGG